ATTGCAAGGTAATGTGTATCAAAGTGCCGTCTGATACAAATGACAAGTATTCTTATTAGTTTAAGAAGCATACTTTGGTGCTCCCATCCCAGATTCAACCACAAAGAAGTTTAGATTCTCCACATAGACATCGACCCCATAAATATAGGTCGAGTTTGCAGCAAGAGGGTTAATTTGCACATCAAGTTGTAGACGATTAATACGACTTGAATTCAAAGAGCCCGATGGTTGATGGGTAGGGCTATGTAATTCAAAGCTATAGACAGGAAGACCACGATTTGCCCCACCTGCCAAATAGCGAAAAGGGGTTACTTCACTGAAAAACTGCATACTTTTGTATCCTTGGAGCTCGTTTCCATCTGCAAGAATACGAATCTGCGAAAATATATCACGTTGCCCTGCAGGAATCACCACGCCCGATGAAACAATCGATGTATTCACGGTTGCAGAACAAGGGCGATTTGGCCAATCCCACCAATTTGTAAAGTTCATCACATGGTTACGATAGACCAGACTATCCGAACGACGAGGGATAAGAATAAGACGAGTAATAGGATTATGAATATATAAGTCAAGAAGACCACTTGTCGTGATTTCAGGGAAGGGGACCTTTGTAACTTGGCGCATGACATACATAAGAGGTTTCGTTGCAAAAAGCTCTCGTTCTGTATCAGCTAAGAAGACATAGGTGGTATGCAGTTGGGGATTCAGAATCCAATAATTTAAGGTAGGTACAGTTACATTAATATCTGTTAAGAATTCACGTATTTCATAATTACTTGGCATAGGAGAAGGAATAAAGCCAGGTATATTTTGTTGAACTGTCGCCTCTTTCAAAGGATTTATTAAACCTGCTTGTAAATTATATGTGCCGTTTGTTTGTTGCGATGATAGTATATAGGTGCCATGTGGTAAGGGAATACTATTTTTTACGACACAAGATGTAAATCCTACGCCACTTACTGTACATCCTTCTTCAAGGGCAAGAAGGGCATTGAAGGTATACGTACCCGTATAAGGCGCAGAAATAAGGTAGGTATTATATGCTGTTATACCTATCACGTTTGCAGTGACAGTGCCTGATAGCATTGTTCCAACAGAAAGAAAGACTCCTGATGTTACCGTAAGAGTTGTACCACTGAAAATACCTGTCACGGATACAGGTGCGACTGTTAATGTATTTCCTACCACATTACCTATAAGGGGTTGCTGATTGAACACATCCACACTTTGTCCAGGTGCCATGCGAAAGCCGAAAGGGGTTGAATCACGTACTGTATATAATTGTTGGGAAGGATTCAGAATAATCGTGACATCCACTGTATAGTATTGTAGCCCAATAAGAGGAAGCGCATGACCTGCTTCCGTAAACCAAAAAGGAAGTGGCACAGTAATGGTATAAGCTGGGATGGATGGATTATTCGTCTGGGCGAGCCCAGGTCCATTGGAAAGATCTTCTACCACGGTTGGATAACATGTCTTAGACCCATTATATCCAAGAACAGCAGATAAGGTGTAAGGATCATTCGTGGTTGGAACTGCGGCATATATACCATTTGCCGGATCAGTAAGTTCTGGTATATCTCCTACCAGCCTTTGCCACTTGGCATAATCATCTGCTGGGTAATCAATTAAGGCCTTTGCCATAATATAATCACCTGTGAACTCTTGCACATTATTAGGCCCAACCGTAACATAGACAGTCTGGATTGCAGCAGCTCCTAAGGCACGAACCCATTGAAATTCAAGATCCTGCGATTGAAAGATTTGATCCTTGCTATAAATAGCAGGTATTTGGAAGGTAAAATACATATCAGAGACTAAATCACCTACGCGATCAACCCTTGCACGAATCTGTATATTCGAATCATATGGATAATCCGTTGGACCATCCATAGCCTTTGAAACAGTTTCCATCGAAAAATGGGTATATTTCTTAAAGGTCTTGTAAAAATAGGTCATATCGGGGTTGCCCGATAGGATCACATTTTGTGTGCCATATGCCACTAAGGAAAATAAACCTCCACCGGGCATTCTACTCTACAGTGTAATCATCAATCTTAAGCCACCTCGATTTCTGCATTTGGCTTACAGGGAATTCTGCCGTGTCCACCATGTGTCAATCAGATAGGGAGGCAGAGCCATACCACTATTATCCATTTCCCTGGAAGGTCCCATATTAAGCAAAGCTTGTATTTCAGAATAACTTATTGCGTACGTGTAATAGAAAATGTTACTCAGGTAACCCGTTGCAGGTCCATTAATAATAAAGCTTTCTCCTGGAGGAATACCCCTCTTTCTATCACCAGAAGATCCTGTATTATCAAAATCAGTTAGCTTTGCTGTCTTAAAGCTGGGAAACAGATTCAGGGGCTGGTAGTTTTGGTAAGGAAGAGAGCCAGTAAAGGTGACCTTATTTGCCAGATTGCCATTTACGAAGACAGACAGTGTATTTTTGGCAACAGTTATGACCAAGTGAAACCATTTATTAATAGGGATCTGATGTACATCCACGTTGTTAAACCAGTTTGAATAGGAGTTCATTATCACACGCAGGGTGGGATTAGGATTTGTTGTGGTGCCGCTGCTGACAAAGACTCCAGGCCCACATAAGGGGAAGGGGCCGGATTCATATCCCTTATAAAAGAGTGTATTCCACCCGTTATCTCCTGCAGAATTTACAGAAAAGGTGGTGTCTTGTATATAGATAAAGCTGGAATAGGAAAATTCTATGCCGGTTAGTTGATTTTCAGAAAGGGGGAGATTTATAGCATTGGGATCAGAACTGGCGGGATCCTGAAAAAATGTCTTACTTACATTTCCTGTCTTTGGGTAGACAGCGATTCTTGAACCATTGTATACATTATATGCCCTTACAAGGGTTTCCACTGTCATGTATATAATGAATACTATGCCGACTATAATAACAGCAAGGATCACTTGTGAAAAAATCTCTGACCTTGGAGCTTCCATTCTATATTGGTGTACGCTAAATTAGCATAAGGAACTTATGCTAATAACCTGTGGTAAATTACTTATGCTAATAACCTTCGGTGAATTAGCATAGGTAGCTTGTGTCCAGACCTTAATTTAATCCGGATGTAGTGCCAAAATTAATATTTGTACTAAAGAGGTTTGAAAAGAAGTTGGTCGAAGTTGTGCTAGGACCAGCCTGGTAAATACCCCAGATCAGATCAGGGGTAAGGGCATAGTTATAGTAATCAGCCGTGGAGAAGTATCCTGTCATATTAGGTACATCAGAAGAACGATTGCCAATTGTCACTACCGCATTACCAGTTTGCACTCCCAGGTTATTATTGCCCCTGTAGACGCAAGAACGACTTAACTTTCCATCCAAGTATACATCCAAAGTACGTCCACTGGCTGTAACTGTAACAAGAACCCAGCGCTGATATTCAATCCCATTTACAATATCACACCTGTCGTTTTGCCTATACGTGGAAGAGGTAGTCATATATCCAGATATGATAGAGGAGAGGTTGTAAGAGTTAGAAGAGGGAGTGCATCCTGCCACAGGGATGGCAGTATCCCCCTCTCCAGAACTGGATTGCCTTACCACCAAGGTTCCGTCCGCAGGAGCCAGACCTAAGAATAAGAGGGTGTTTCCAGCCTTGGTAGTAGAGGTTCCACCTGTGATATCAAGTAAATGCACAAGACTGGAATTATTTGATTTTGCAGAGCCAACGTAGACCCACATACTTACAGAGTATTGTCCTCCCTGGGATACACCCTTCAGATTCATAACTGCAGCAGATTTAGGATCAAGTGTAGATACCGCCGTAGTAGGAGTCAGAGTGGATAACAAGGATGTGCTTGAAAGAGAACCACTTGCCGCGTATAACCATTTATATAAGTAATATAATGCTACAAGGATCAATATTAACACCGTAAGACTTATAATATACTTTGTATATGAAACAGGGGCCAAGTTCATGGACGAACCTAACTGACTCATTCTGTAATGGCTTTAGAAAGACTTAGCTTACTGTAGAACCATATACGGCAAATGGATTCCGGGGCTTAACCGTTGGAAGCGAATTACAGTTACCCAACGGGCAGAAAGGGATGTTTAAACTAAAGTCAAAATTCATTTGTTCAAGGTAATAAGGCACACCGCGCGTATCTACAATCGTACTTACATCCTTTTCTACGTCAGCCGATGTACGTGTACCCAAGCTTCCCATAAAGAAGCCAACACTTCCCTTCCATCCCACATTTCCTGCATATGTATTTGCACTTGCATTTGCCGGAACAGGCACGTAATTTGTATAAGAGCTTGCCACTGCCTTTGCCCCATAATATACATCGATACGTCTGCCTTCCTTTACAATCGTAATCACTGTCCATTTTTGAAGAGGAATTGCCGGGAGAGACACAGTTTCTATATAGAAGTTTCCAGCATCCTTTGCTGTCTTAATCTTTAAAATAGTTGGGATATAGGGTTTATCATTCTGCGATGTATAGCCAGATGCCCATAATTCCATAGAATCACTTATCCATACGAGCTTGGAAAGATAGTTACCCTCTCTAAGGGAACAATTTCCGCATCCTGCGTCAGTACATGAACATGCCTGAAAGGAATAATCTGTGCAAGAGGGAGCCAACGCTTTATTTGTAGTTATGCAATCGACTTTCGATACCGTGCGTGGTGCAGCCTGGACGAACATAGCAAACCTTAGTGAACAAGGATCTATCGACCAAGGCATATATCTATTATCCAAAGTGGCGGTGGGCAAGGATAAATCATATAAAGCTTTATAGGGAGACCCACCTTGGTAGTCGGGGGATTGACCCATGTAGTAGACTATCAAATAAGAAATAGAAAGAATTAGGAATACTATAATAATCCCCTCTAATATCATCTCTATGTGCTATGTAGCTTTTTTACCAGTAAAGTCTGTAGGTCCTGCTAAAGAGGGTTGGGCTGCTTGAACCTCGGGATAAGTGATTACGTATGGCCAAATATGGAGATTCTGAATATAGACAGTCTGGGATGGTAAAGAAGCCCACTCTGGGGCTGCATAGAAGCGTTGTGCACCAGGGCTTGTATTTACAGGATTTAAGCTAATGCTTGCAGGAACTATCTTTTGTGATACCTGCCGTCCATTCAAATAGGTAGTGAAACTGTTCTTTTCTACCACCAAGGATACACGGAAGGGGGTATCAATGGGAAGATTCCTAATAGGCGCACAGCTGTACTGGAGATTTCCTAAGCAGAAGAAAGTTACGACCAAATCATTTGTGTCGGTTATATATACTATCATAGATGCCCCCACCTTAGTATTCATATAATCGGTCATGACTGTCCCACTTGGAGGAGCAGTTGGGGCAGGTGAACTGGTTGGATAAGCGTTTGTCTTATATAAGACAAGACGGTTGGATGCAAGAGAAGCGTTTGTAATCCTTGTAAGGAGAAGGTCAAAGCACATGGAGAAGGAATTTGTAAAGTCATAGCTGGCTAAGCTATCTTTGGGGGAAGGTACTGCCACGGTTGGATCTGGTTGCACACGTGTATTCCAGTAAACACGGTCACTTCCTGCTCCAGGAATGGATAGAAGTCCCTTACCGCCAGGTGTAAAGCTAAAAACCGGAGTAATTGAAAAATGGATAAAGATTGCAACGACAAAGGCTACAAATGTATATAAAAACATGTAAAATAAGACCTGCATGAAATAACTACCGGTTTTGCTTGTATTTGCATTTGCAGATGCAGAAGCATTTGACGATCCAAAGCCAAACGAGGGAATGCTTGACATGAATGGCATCGAGGGCATGGACGGCATTGACGGCATCGAGGGCATGGATATGCCTCCTATGCTCGTTGGAATCGATATGCCACCTATGCCAGGACCACCTGTGACATCCGGGACAGGAATTGTACCTGCAACATAATCAGAACTTTTAAACAGTCCACTCGTATATTTTCTAATAACGTCTTCACGACTCATCTGATTGTGGTGTCTTTCTCTTTTTCATTGTTCTACGAAGTGTATTTGTCCTTGGATCAAAGCCAATCTTCTTGAAGTACCTACGTGTTTCATTCATATCACATTCCCTTAACTTTTCACGTAAATAACACACAAACGATACGCGAGAGAATACCTTATCCGATCCCAAGGTACCTGTTTCAAGGCTATCCTTGTGGATACGCGGTAGATCCTTATTTGCAGCCTTATCCTCCGCAGTTTCATACAATTCTGTATTACAGTGCCATTGATGCACATCCATAGCTAAGAAATCACCCGTCCTTACATTGAATCCTATATTGAATTGCGGCATAAGAGTATATCCCCCGTGATATTCACCCCTTTCAAGTACAGATAGATTTCCATATCCATCCTTAAAATCCCCGTCATCTTTATGTAAGGCTGTCCTGAAATTGCGATTAATTGTGATAGATGAAAAGGCGGTACCCTCGATACGTAAGAGGGGTTTTTCCTTCGCAGCTACAAGTTGTAAATCATGTTTCGACTTTACAAGGGTTGCAAAGCATTTATCAATGGCTTGTATGAAAGGAAGACCATGTTTGTAATATTTCCAATACCGCTCTGTATATGATGTAAGGCGACAGGGGAGTTTCATAAAAGGAGTTGCATTGAAATAGCCTAAGAC